CTTGCACAACACCCGTGCTATTCAACTTGAGGCCATAGCTGTAATTGTCACTCGTGCCGGATGTCTTCCGAATCGAAGCCCGAATGAGAATCGGTTTCGCAGCGGCGATCGAGAGGGAAGTGACTGAGATCAGGTCCGTCTCACTGGTCGCATTGGACGAGGCCTCGGTGAGCTGGGAACCCTCGTGCGTCATCGCCCCGGTGCTCGCGACCCACGAGAAATCGGATGCGTCAGCCGCCATCGTGAGGACGGTGTTCGCCGCCCCCTTGGCGAGGATTTCCATCACCCCAGAGGAATCACCCTTGATCATCCCGCCGGTCGTGATCGCCGAGGCGTTGAACTCCAACCCACCAAACTCGTGCTTGAGAATCCCGCTGGTGGTGATCTTGGTACCCCGGTAGTACACCTCACCATCCGAATCAGTCGCCCAAACCTCAGTCGCCGCTGAGTCCAAGACCTTGAACTTGCGTGCGCCCGCCGCCTCAGAGAGCTTCACGCTGGCGTCGACAGAATCGTTGACAAAGACGGCGAAGGGGTACTGTGCCGCCCCCGTCAGGGCGTTGACGAACTGGTTGATGTCAGTGGCGATGATCTCGCTGACGCCAGCCGTCTTGCTAGAGAACGCGTTGGTTGCCATTAGTCGGCTCTCCCATATACGTGACCTTCATCGTATCGCCTGCCCGTATCATAAATCACGCCACTGCCCGCCGACTCGGTCGCATCGACCATCGCCACTTCGATCACCTGCTGGAACTTCGGTGCCCCCAGGCTGGTGACGGTGATCGGGTGGGGGTTGATGCTGACGACGTGCGAATCGACCAGATCCCCCTCCGGGACCTTGATCCGCACCGGCTGCGTCTGCCGCCAGGCGGACTTGAGGGCATCGCGGATATACGCCCCCGTCTGGTTGTCCAGCGCGTTGGACTGCGCCAGCAGCCCATCGTCCACCAGGACCGTAAAGCGGCGCTCCTGCACCTTCTGGCCTGCGTAGAAGGCGTGCCAGGCGTAGCCACGCATGACCGGCGTCTCCTCGGGCAGCCCCGACCCGCGCTGGAAACTGAAGCGCGACGCGATATTCCGCCCCACCGTGCTGGCCGGGACGGTTTGCTGGTACACCGTCGTGGCATCCGCCCACGGGGGAAGCGCCGTGAAGGTCAGGTCCTCCATCTCGCTCGTCACATCCGTTGTATAGCCGGGGGTAATCGTGGAACTGGCACTCAGGTCGCGGCCGTCCATCTGCATGAACTTGTACGCCTTATCTCGATCCGCCGCCCCACCGTCAAGCCAGGGGCCAATAAGCTCCCCTGTTTCGGCATAGCGAGTGTTGCTGTCCTGAATCGCGACCAGGCCCTTGCGCGGAAGAATGATGTGGCGCACCTCACTGCCGTACCGGAACAGCAACCAGGGGTTGGCGCTGCCGGTCGCAGTTTCGGGGACATACGCAAGCGCATCACAGGTGTTGCTGCTGAGATCGATCCCCCAATCCCAGGCCCAGATTTGCTCGCGGGAAACGACCCCCTGGGCGCGAAACCCCGTGGGGGACCCCCGTAAGATGCGGTAGTCATCATCCAGGTTCTGAATGACCATGTAGACGTAGTTCTCGTCACCGGCCATGAAGAGGGGTTGCCCGAAATTCTTGCGCGACCCGAAGGCGTTTTCAGGCGGGTAGATCGTCTCTTGTTCGGATTCCCCAAACGGGTCCCAGCGGATCGCCCGATTGCGAATCGGGAAGAGCGCATTTTGGTTGCGCCACACAATCGCCCCGGTGCCCAACGTGGCAAACGGGGCCGACCGAAAGTCCGGGTTTTCGTCGGCGATGTTCCCTTCCCGGTCAAAGGAATACCGCCCGTCCGTTTTGAAGACGATCAGGTTGTCTTCCCGCGCCGACCCCCCCATCGGCAACAGCCAGGTAATCGACGCCGAGGTGTTACTGATCAGCGTCGCGCTGCCCCACTGTGCCCCACCGTTGATCCCGGCCGTGTTGGTCTTTACCTCATTCGTGTCGTCCCATTTGACGAGTAGCGGCACGTTGGAATCGTTGTGGTAGACCGTGAACCCCGAGGCGTTCGCGTCCGTCAAGCTCGATGCGACTCCCGCGCTCTCGAAGGCGTTGGTCGAATACTCGTAGGCGGTGGAACTCCCAAGCGGCACAAACACCGTGGTGTTGAACTCGACCGGCTGCCCCGAAATCGAGCCCGCCATCGTGTCTTTCAGCTCCCATTTCGTGGAGCTGGTGTTCCAGCGATAGACCCCGGTTCCCGCAAAAGCCAGGATCTTGCTCCCGCTCGTCACCAGGAAGAAATCAGGGGTGAAATCCCCATCGGTCTGCAACGGTTCAATACGCGGCGCAAGGTACGCATGGCGGTGCTGAAGAAGCGCCATGTTCGTCATCGACGCCACCTGCAACGCCGATTCGGGGTGCTCCGCTTCCATATCCTGGTGGCCCAGCCCGAACGACCAGTCATTCTGCCCTTGACGCTGATCGGCCTGGGCATCCACAAGAGAGGGAGCTTGATACGCGGGGGTTCCCGCCTCGGGGTCGTCAGCCAGCGTCAGGCCGACGTGGCTGCCATCCGCAAGGCGCATGACAATGTCGTACGCCGTACTGGTAAGTTGGGTCGGGCCAGTCATGCACGTACCACGCGAATGTTGCGCGCACGCCGCCCCAGGTTGTGCTTCTTCTGCGCCAGGTCGCGCTCAAAATCCGCCTGCATCTCAACCGCCTGATCACGGCTCAACCCACTGAGTTGGTTGCGCCAACGCTTGAGCGTCTCAATCGCCCCAACGATCGCCAGCAATTCCGCCTGCTGTTCGGTGATGGAGAGCGAGGTGCTGTACGCCGTCGGCTCCTCGATCAACCCCTGCCCCTGCATGTAGAGCTGCCGGTTGTGGGGAAGGGAGTCGGAAAACTCCACCTCGCGCGTCACACGGTCGTGGTACTGCCAGTGCTCCAGGCGATGGTTGAAACGCATGGGTGGCTTCGTGCCCTGGTAGAACCACCCCTGGTCGAGGAAATACGTGAACGCGGCCGAACTCGTGTTCGATACCGCTGGCGTCAACGCGGAGGCGTTGGTCACGATGTCGCGGGTCACATGGAGAAGTTCCCACCCGGTGCCCCCATGGGTGCTCGACGACGTGGTCCCGATCCCGTCGTTGATCTGCACGGTGATGCGGGATGCGGTCAGGCTGTAGACCCACCGCGCGTACGAGAGCGCAATGCCCCGCATATCGGCCACCGTGGCCGTATTCCCTTCCGCGACCGTCCCGACTGATGAGGCCCCCGCGACGACCTTGACTGCGCCGCTGCCGTACTTCGGCACATCGGTATACCCCGTGGTGCGCGTCAGGAGCGACAGCGTCACGTTGGTCGCCGTCAGGTCGTCCGTCGACTCCGCATCGGCGTTGCTGAGGAAGTTCTCCACGCCCTCCCCCATAGGGGTCTCCAGGAAGATCGCCGTGGGACGCCCCTCAATCGCACTGGGGACCGTGACCCGCGCCCCAGTTAGGGCGTTGGTCATCAATGAGGTGTCCTCGACGAGCTTGCTCAGCGCCGGGAAGGTCCGGTGTCGCGCTGTTGCTAGTGCCTCGATCACCCGAGCCGGTGAGAGCACCTTGTGCAGTTCAAACGTGTCGTTTGTCGCGGTCGACGCCGTGAAGGCGGTTTCCACCGTCAGGGTGCCTGTGGACTGCACGAGCGACTTGACCCGTCGCTCTTCGCCGTCGTTCGTCCCAGAGGTTGCACGCAACCACCACGACGCGAACGAATCGTTCACGTAGTTCTTCAGGTTGGTGTCGACGACCGTCGTGCTGGTCCCGTTACCGGTCGCCGTCACCGCCTGGAAGCCGCCTAGCAGGCGGGCAACATTCTGTACGACGGTTTGCGTCGTGACGGCCATTTACGACAACGGGCTCTTCTTGGTGAAGCTCACAAACAGGGTGGCGTCATCCGACACCCGAATGACGCTAAAGTTCGCCACCTCCTGGGGGGATTCCAGCAAGAGCCGATCGCCTGACGCGAGCTTGTGCCCCACCGATGCCGTTGGGCTCGTGCCATCAACCCGGAACCGCACATCCGCCGTTTCAGCCGTGATCAGCGCGCCCGTCGTGCCAATCTGTTTCGTCGCATCCAGCGTGAGCGCTGAATCACTCACCGTCATCTGTTCAAATGCTGTGAAGGGGCCACGAACGGCCATCAGTCACCTCCAGCGGGTTGGAGCGCCTCACGCAAGGCGCTCGCCATGATTCGAGCTTGTCGTGCATCCGTTTCGATGTCGAGGCCGTCGCGGATCTCCATCGCTTCATCCGACTTCGGGTGCCGCGACAAGGTGTGGTGGTTCAGGGCCGTGAGGAGTGAGGTGGTCGTCCCCGCGAAGCGATAGCGCCGCGACTTGGCATCCATCAGCTTGTCGCACACCGGGCACGGCGCTTGGTTTTCCATGATCGCCTGCAAGCGCCCTGGCGGCGGTTCTGGGGTGAAGAGGGGTCGCCCCGTCAGCACGCGCTTGTGGCGCTGGCGCGGATTCTCAATGACCTTCTTATCCTGGTAGTTCTCTTTCCATTGATCCTTGGGCAGCCAGCAGGCTTGCCCGTTCTCACGGTACGCACGAATGAAGATCGTGCCGCCATGCACCTTGAGGCCGCGCCCGGTGTCAGGGTCCACATGCTCAAAGTGGTCAATGTTCGCGGCGTCACTCAGATCCACATCAAACGAGCGCGCCATGTCGCGCAGTAGGACTTCCGCCTCAGCGCGGGTCATGCCCGGGTTGGGGCTGTCTGCTGCGATCGTGGGGGGCTTCGGTGCTTTCGTTGCCATTAGATTCTCGATTCCTTAAACCGCCCCGTTCGGGCGTGGCTGCGCCCGTAGCGCAGCAAGGCTTCATTGTATTGACGGTGCTCGGTCACGATGTCGCGATGCTTCGAGTCGCGGTAGGCCTGCCAGCGCCTGCGATTTTCCGGCCGATCTTGTTCGGCCATCAGTTCGCCCAGTTCAGCGGTCAGTTCCCAGACGTCCCGCATCCCTTGTGTGCTGACAAACAGCGTGCGGCCCGGCGCATCGATCTCCAAGAACTCCGGCATTTGCTGACGTTCTTGTTCTGGATCGCGGATGCGGACGTGGCCCTGGGACGCCACACGGTACGCCGCCGCACCCAGTGCCGCCGCATCGGCCGGATCAAAGGACTGCATTTGACGCAGTTGGCTGACATCAACGGACATCCGCATCACCCGGGGTTGGCGCGGATCACGGACCCGCGCCGTACAACGCGGGTCCTCACAGCGGCATCCCGTCTGATGCGGGTTACGATCCTGACGCAGCCCATCCTGCTCAACCATAGGTACCCCCTGGAAAAGGGGAGGGGCCGAAACCCCTCCCCCTGCCAGTTCCAGCTACTCGATGGTGAGGTAGCAGAGCGACTGTTCCGTCGTCGCCGAGACGGAGATCACGCGACCGAGTTCGGCCTCGTTCTCATGCGTTCCATCTCGGTCCAACGGCTCAACCGCACCAGCCACGCCGTCGGAGGCACGAATGTGCTGCCCGATGACCAGCGTGCCGTCCGTGAGGACACCACACGGCCCGTGCGTTTGAATCCAGCCGTACTCGTCGGCCGCAATCGGGCTGACGGCGACACCAACGATGTCACCTGTTCCCGTGGTCGGCATCTGAATCACGTCTTTATAGAGTGACTTCAGCAGGAGCACCGTGGACGATGTCGTCAGCGCGACCTGGATCGAATTCCAGATCGTGACCACCAGTGAAGAGGACGTGCCTGCCGCCGGGTGCGACCGCACCGGGTAGAGGAACGATTCCCCCGCGTCGTCCTCGACGAAGAGGTAGCCCTCCGCAAAGAGGTCCACCGTCGCCGCCGTGGACCCCAAGGTCACAGTGACGGTTTCAGCACCAGCCGCTGCGGCTGAGGCTACAGCCAACTCGTCAAAGTTGGCCCCCGGGGCTTCCGCCTGGATGACGTTTCCGGCCACCAGCAGCGTGCCACCGTTCTCGACAAAGCGGAACGTGCGGCCGTCCTGCAAAACCAGCCGGGTGCCGAGGACGTGGCGTTGGTCGCTATACGTCTCCCATTGCTCGCCTTCGGCCCCATAAATGTCTGTGGGAAAACTCATGTTATTCCCTCCCCTACGTCTGCGGTGAGGCGTCGGCGGTAATCGCGTAACCCCACAGGCCTTGGTATTCGGCCTGTCCGTAGTCGGCCACCAAGTTCAACTCCCACGCGCGAAGCGAGGCGTCGTACTCGGGGTCCATGGTTGGTTTCATGAAGTCGACCGTGATGATCGCGGCGGGCGTATAGACCGCAGCAACAGCGTCATCGCTGGAATCCACCACCATCAGTGAACTCTCAAACAGGTCAGTCCCATGCAGACGTCCAAGGAAGTGCTCCCGGTAGATGTCTTCCGACATACCGGTGGGGATGTTCCCGACGTTTGAAGCAGGGTCTTGAGTCAGGTCTTGGAAGATGTCGAAGAAGTGGTGGGGCTGGCCCACGAACACCGTTCGCGCATCGTTCGGCTCGGTCTGGTCGCCACGAATGTTTGAACGACCGCGTCCAATGTCATCGTGATCGAGGGCCGCACCGGCGGACCCGAGGTCCGTATCAAAACCACTGAACAGGGCCATCGTGTCCTGCTCAGTCTTCTTGCTCATCGCCTTGCCCTGGATCTGCCCGATCTTGGTGCGGGAATCCTCTGACGAGGTCTGCACCTGCTTGCGGGTCAGGACCACCTGACAGCCGACTTCGGAAGGTGTGATCGTTACGACAGAATCAGTCACCGCCTGCGCTTGCACCATATCGACGCCCTCGGTCAAACCAAAGGCGGAAATCTGGGTCAGCTTCGGGACCTTGAGAGAGGTGTCAGTGTGCCGTGGAAGCGTCTGCGAATCAGTCAGCGTTCCACGGACAACCGCTTCCCCTTGCAGGGTGAGCCTGGCAGCGGTGACGGCACGTCGCACGAGCTGATCTAGCTCAGTTGTGCGTGTAATCGCCATCTGGGTTGCCTATCTGTTTTTTTCCAAACGCTCCAAGAACCGTCGACCCTCAGGGAAGGTTTTTGCCAGCTCGACCAGGCGAACCTGATCGATCTTGCTGTCATTAAACGCATCTTCAACGTCGCCGAAGGTTTTGAACCCGGCGGCGGCGCTGGTTCCTGGGGTCGCTGGTGTCCCTTGGGGCGCACCATTTGCGAGATTCGAGTTCGATGGGTCGACGCCTGCTTGCGCTTGGCGTTGCTGGATCGAGGGAATCAGCCGCTCGCGCCACTCTGTAATGAGCGCAGCGGGATCAGCGGCCACCGGCTGGAGTGAATTGTCCCCCATTGCCGCCGCCGCTTGCTGCATCTGCAACACCGCCTGGACATCCAGGCCCGCCGCATTGATGTGCCCTTCAATCTGGCCTTGAAGGCGGGCCATCGCCTGCTCTTGCGCGATCGCCATGTCATACGATGGCGCGGCAGCGGCGGCTTGGTCGGCCTGTTGGCTCTGCTGGAGTGCTTCGTTAAAGCGTTCGCTTCGGGTCGCGCCCCCGGCCGAGTCTGCCGCAGGAGGGGCCTCCTCCACATCCGGCTCATCAAGCACGTTGACGAGTGACGCGAAGCTATGTTCACGCATGCGCTCCGACGCATCGATCCGAGCACCAAGGTCCCGAGTCGCTTGTTCGGCCACACGGGCTTGACCCTGTGCGACCTTCAACGCGGACAAGACATCGGCGATCGTGGGTTCTGGCGCGGGGGCGTCGGCTACCGGTTCGGTATCAGGAACCCCGGGCGCGAACGTCGGGGATTCACCACCATTATCGGGGACTGCGGACGGGTCGCTAACCATCACCATCTCCATTGATAAGCGGACGCTAGATACGCGTCGGCTGGGTATAGAGGACTTCCGTGGCAGCGTATCGCAGAACTGATCACCTGTCGACGCACGTTACGCGTAGAAGGTGTTCATCGCCCGCAATACCTCAGGGTTCCGCCGCATCCGGGCGCGGTAGCGTGAATTGAAGGCATTGATCCGGCGTAAGGAACGGCTCCGACCGCTGATCTGCCTCGCGATGGCATCTACACGTCGCCCAGTGGGGTCGATCCCAAATGCCTGCGCACGAATATCGGCCTCCATGTGTGCCAACGAGTCAAACGCTTGCAGGGCCGGATCGTGCGCTTGCATCTCCCGGAAGAGGGCCTCGCGCTTGGCGAAGAGTGGCGCGAGTAGCTGTCTCGCAAGACGCAACTTCTCCCCCCACTCGGTGTCGCGCTTACGGTTCAAGAGCGCCCCCTCGACCCGCCGCCATACATCTTCGCCAACTTCTAGGCGGAGATTCTCGCGCAACCCATCCAGCCGCCCGTAGTTGACGAACCCAGCGTCAGACGCCTCTTCATACAGATCGAAATAGCGGGATATCGCTACATCGACTGGGTGCGACGACTGCTTGAATTTATCCACCACCTTGGCGTAGCGCGGATCTTTAACCAGCTGTGCCAGCTTGACGGATTTGTCGTGATCAGCCTGTGTCATATACGAACGGAACTCCGTCGGCGTCCACTTCCCGGCCTCCACCAGTTTATTCATCTCCCGTTCGCGCGCCAACGCCTCGTCGCGAATCTCGTTTTGCAAGAAGAAAAACTGCCCCTCGACGGAAAGAGCCCCACTCCGCATGCGAGCCGCCTGCTCGATCGTAGATTCCGTCCGAAGTATTTGGAGTGGGGACAGCTCGCCCGCCTCATCCGCCACCGCCTGAATATTGTTGTTCGCCGCGTAGCTGCCCTTGGCCGCCACGAGCGCGTCGTAATCAACGATGCGCTCGCCGTTCAACCTCCCCCACGCCACAGCCGCCGCATCCTTTTCGATCGCGAATCGATCGCCCACCGAGAGCGGGGAACTCTTCGTGCCCACAAATTCCAGTAATGCCATGCCAAGAATCGCCCCGGGACTCGACCCCTGATCAATCGCTGCCTTAGTCCCCTCGACGATGTTGGCTACCGAAATCGGAGCTTGCTCCGCTGCCATTAGCGCGAAGCTGTTGGCGATGTTGTCCAAGCTGTCGAACTTGATCGACTTCCCGTCCCAGTTGTACCCGCGATAGATGTCCAGCATGCGGTGAACGGCGGGCGACGCCTTCCCCTCAGCCAGTTGCGCCGCCGCCCCGTGGAACCCCTTCTCAGGCACGACCGCCACCGCCCTGACCAGGGTGTCCCAGGTGCCGAACAGGGAGATGTCGAGCCCAAACGCCCGAATCCGCTGAAAGTTCGGGTCCGTGGGGTCCCAGATCGTTTCCTCGCCGTTTGCATCGTTGATGAACTTCGTGGTCATCGAACCCAGCACGAAAAATCGGGTCAGGTTCTGACGCGCGAGATCGCCAGCGATGGTCCCATCCGCAACCGCCGTGCTAATAAGATCAAGTTGGGAGCGGAAAAACTTGGGTGCGAAAATCCCCGCCCGATCCCCTTGCCCAAACCCCTTTGTTCCCGTCCCGGTGATGTTGTTGAGAACCTTGTCAACAGCGTCAATCTCGTTGCGCGTCATTGTGCGCCCCACCGCCGCTGCCGTATCGTCCACACCCTGGGCGAGTTCCAACCGCAGCACATTGCCAAATCGCGAGAAGTGCAGGTTTGCCATTTTAGGGAAGAACCCGGCGTACTTCATCGCTTGCCCAAAGGTATCCTCACGACCGGCGATGCGGCGCAGGAATGCGGGAGCCTGAAACATGAACTCAGCGGCGTTGCTTTCCCCAACGAACGCCAGGCTTTGATGCCTTGCCGCCACATCGGCTTTGCTCAGCAAAAAACGCTGATAAAACGTGTCGTCGACCAATGATGCGGTCGCAATCCCAACCGCCCGCGACCACGCTACCGGGTGCGAGAACAGCGTGATGCCGCCCTGGATCATCGATCCGCTGATGTCCAAGGTGGTCATCGCTGGAACCGCGACCACGTTAAAATTTTCCAACGCACTGACCGCGAGCCCAATCGGCCCCGTAAGCGGGGTGGGGTCCCCCATGAATTTACTTATTCTGGCCGCCGATTCTTCTGGCATATACGTCGCTGGCCCCATGATGGACAGCCGTCGTTGCCCCGCCGCCGCAAACCCTTCAGCCGCCTCGCTCGTTGCCTCCGGGAGATGCGCGACCATTTTCCCCATATTGCGATCGAGCGCCTCGCGGTAGGTGCCACGCAGGTACGTGCCAACAATCCTGGGGATGTCTGTTGAGTAATCGAACCCCCGGCTGGCCCCCTCCGACATCTCCTCAAATACCCGGTTATAGGACGAGGTTGATTTGCTCCCAAGCGCCCCACTTTTACTCATCAGTTGCGCGCGCGCGCCCGAGCCCATTTGCCAGAACTCCACCCCGTCTCTGCCAATCACCTTGCGTGGGAAAAACCAACCAAGCGGGATTTCCTCATCGATACGCGCAAGGGGGTCTATCGCATGCAAGGCGTCGTTTGCCACTGCAATATACGCATTGGTAATCTGGAACATCTCACGCTGCGCCCCAGTCATCCACACCAGATCCGAGTGCTCCATGAGATCACCGAACGTCTGAAACGTATGTGTCTGCGTCCCATAAACCGACCGGGCGATAGGGGCCACCGGCCGTGGCCCCGCCGCAGCCTCACCCTTGAGCAGCTTGGCCTGCTCCCACAGGCGCACCGCCTTCTTGTGCTGTTTAAATTGTTGGTCCTGCTGCTGTCGCAGGAACGTGCGCGCCGCCCCCGTGTTCCGCATGGTCATCGTGATGCTGCCGTTTCGCGCCAGCGGGAACGCAGCGGCCTTAAACGCGTGTTCAACCACTGTTTGCGCGCGTTCCGAAATATTATTGACTTTCTCGATCATCCGATCCCACTCGCTCGCTAGCGCACTGATCTCATCCGGAGGGGTGGTGCGGGGGATGCGCCCGCGCAACTGGTTGAACCCAGACTGGACGGTTTCGCCGATCACAGGGGTGCGCCCGGCTAAACTCAGCCTTTCCGCATTACGGGCAGCCGTTTCAGCGAGAACCTCTTCGTATTCAAGGATGATGAGGTCTGGTTTTTCTCGGAGAGTCGCTTCAGGAACGGAACTTCGATCCATCACCACCATCTGCCCCGGCTCAGAAGGCGGTCGGCGACCAAAGCGCCCGCCCTTCCGCACAATCGGCACGCTGCGGCCAACCGCCGAAGCAGCGTCGAAAGGCACCTTCACCAACTCCGGCAACCCACGCACCCCAGCCGCCGCCTGCCCAAGTAGCGTGTTGCGCGCAAGCGCGCGCCCCGCAGGGGTCTTGAGCGCGACCTTCCCCACAATCCCGATCGGCAACCGCACCACATTCCAGGGGTCCAAGGCGACGCGCCCAATCCCGGCTGGCGTCACCTTGCCCAGAAGTGGAGCGGTGAAGAGTTCCTGCCCCAGTTCCCGGTCTTGCTGCGCGCGAGCCAGGTCTGCCCGCCTGCCGGGATCAAGTTCATAGTCTTCACCTTGCGGAAGCACACCGGGAACAACCTCGCCCGTCGACGGCATATCCGGCAGATCAAGATTGATGCCTGCCGCGCGGGCGAAGTTCTCTATCGTCGTTTCGGCCCCACGTAGTGGATCAACATGAATTTGATAAAGTGACAACCCCGCCTGGAGCCCCAGCGCGGGAACATCATGGAACGCAAACCCGACGGCGTCGCCGATCGCACGGCCTACCTTCCCAAACAGCCCCCCGCCCTGTTGCGCCTCATCCGGCGCAAGATCCCGTACCGCATCAGGTCCCACCAGCGCAGATGTTCCCAGGATCGGGCTTTGCCGACGGCGTGCCGCTGCCCGTACCTGATCGCGATTCCAGCGATAGCGTTCAAGCCCAAGCTTGCGCCCGTCGGCAGTCACCATGGCTTAGTACCCGCGTAATCCCTGATATGCCACGTCACCAAAGAACTGGTTGGGAGTCACTGCGCCACCCGTCAGGTAGGGTACGGCGGAAGCGACCGCCTGGAGTTCATCCGGGTTGAGCTGATTGATTGTTTGGAGCGACGGCACCGCGACCTGCCCGGGACCAAACATGCCGTACCCCACCTGCGAGGGGTTGGGGAGCGCGCCCCCATAGATCGTTTCCGCGACCCGGCCGGGAATGGTCACGCCACCGACGGTGGCCCCCGGCCCCCCACGTAAGAGTTGCGCGGCAATGAAGTTTGACGGGTTGCGAAGCCACTCGGTTTGCTGCGCTGCCTCTGCAATCGCCAATTCCCGACGCCCCAGCTCCGCTTGGAGCGTGGGCTGACCCCACAAGGAGCCCAGCGTTTGGGCGGCTTCCAGCGTGGGGGCCCCGCCATAGAACCCCATCAACTCCCCACGGTTGAGGCCCAGCTGTTGCCGCTCAATATCCAGACCGCCCAACCCGAGCATTCGCCGCACATCCACCTCTTGTTGCTGAATGCCCAGCCCACCCACGCCCAGCATCCGCTGCAAATCCAAGCCTTGCTGCTGGATGCCTAGGCCGCCCAGGCCGAGCATCCGCCGTAGATCCACGTCTTGCTGCTGGATGCCGAGCCCGCCGAAACCCAACTGGCGCGCCAGGGTCGCGGTCGGGTCACCCCCATCTAACCCCGGGAAATAGCCCAGCAAACCCGCAAGCTCCAACGCGTTCTGTTGCTGCATCGTCTCGCGAGCCAGCGTCGGGGTGTCACCCAAATACCCCGCAATCTGCGCCTGCTGCAACGCGGTCTGGGCGGCTTGATACGGCGTCATCGACGGCGGAGGGGCCGGGGCTACACCCAGCAGCGCATCGAGCGCCCGATCCGGGAGCAGCCCGGCGAGTGGCCCCTTGGCTAGATACGGAAGGCCGTTGTTGTCCACGCGGACAGTGACAATGCCTGCCTCAATGTAACCGCGCATTTGAGCCGGGAGGTTCGCCGTGAACTGATCGACAACTGCTGGAAAATCAACCCCACCCTCAGCGATTGGCCCCCGATCCAGAAACGGCTGCCCGTACTGATCCAGGCGGACGGTGGCAACGCCTTGCTCAATGTAACCGCGTATTTCATCCGGGAGGCCCAACACGTACTGATCAATAACGGCTCGATAGTCAGGGTCTTCCTCAAGATCCGACGGGGCGATTGGCCCCTGATCTAGGTACGGAAGGCCGTACTGATCCAGGCGGATAGCGACAACGCCTTGCTCAAGACGCAAGCGCATTTCATCCGAGAGGCCCAACGCGTACTGATCAATAACGGCTTGAAGGTCAGGATCTTCCTGAGGGCCTGCCCAGATGTCCTCTTTGATCCCGGGGGTGGCCCACTCCCCAGCGCCGCCGATAGGTTGCTGAAGGTCATACCCCCCTGTTTCGGGGTTGATGTAGATCTCCAACTGGTTGTAATCGACTGCGCGCTGCAACTGGGGTGGCAGCAGGTCGTAGAACTCTTCTAGGCGCGCCTCCTCCTCCAGAGCCGCACTTTCCTCTTGCGCGATAATCGCCCGATTTTGGCCGATGTCCCTGATGGTGGGGTCCCAGGGTGGACCAAGCTCCCTAAAGGAACGTATGAAAGAGCCAGGGCTATCGCCCACGTAGCCGTTCACCATCGGTTTCCCGTTCTAATCCAGTACGGGCTTATCGCTAGCTACCACTGCCACTGGGGTCCGCTTGGAGAGAACTGCGGAGTGGTGTAGCCCCGAACCGGGCCTCCCGCCTGTTGGCCGGTCCATGCTGCCCGTATGCCATACGGATCACGCGAATAGGCGTTGTTTAACGCGCCCTGAACGGTGTACGGGGTGTTGAGGGCGGCGTACTGGTTGACGCCAACTGGTCTTCCACCTGATTGCTGCCAGGGATTCTGCCCGGGGTAGCCCCCACCACTCGCGCCCCACGGCACCGTGGGGCCCGCGCTCATCGCTGCCCGTATGCCATACGGATCGCGCGAGATGGCATTGTTTAACGCCTGCTGAACGGTGTACGGCATGTCAGCCGCAGTAGGCAGCCCGACTGGTTGGCCTTGATACGGGGGGTTGCGAAGCATCCCACCTGGGTATCCCCCGCCGCCAATCGCCTGAGACAGTTGGACTGCCCGGCCTTGATACGGGGGCCCGCGCAAGATTCCGCCTGGGTACCCCCCACCGAGCGCAGCTGCTGAGCGTAAGCCGGTCACCTGACCGCCAGTGGGAGGGGTGCGCTGTATCCCACCTGGATACCCCCCACCACCGCGAAACACAGGCAAGCCCGTTCTAACTACCTGACCGCCGGTGGGAGGGGTGCGCTGCATCCCACCTGGGTATCCTCCGCCACCAAGCACAGGAGCCGTTCTAACTACCTGACCGCCGGATGGGGGGACGCGCTGTATCCCACCTGGATACCCCCCACCACCAATGTCAAACCCAGGGGACAGAAGGGTTGACCTTCCCCCGGGGGTCGTTCCTAACCCCCTCGCCCAATCCAGGGCACTCAGCTCCGCTGCACTTCGCGTTCCCCCGGGAGCATTCGTTGGGTCTAGCCCGGCCGCCCAATCCAGAGCACTCTGCTCCGCTGGACTTACTGTAGTCGTTACTCCGTTGCCACCCGCTCCGCCGTTAGGCGCTCCGCCGTTAACCGCACCTGGGCCGGAACCGCCGTTTCTCGCGCCAGGCCGCACAAACCCCTCGGGGATCTCCCGATACTTGATCTTGGCTTGTTCCGCTTTTACATCCTGCATCCGCTGGGCATCGGCGTAGGTGAGTCCCCGACCGATATCTTGTGGATCACTGACTACGCCAACGTCAGATGGTGTTCTTTCTGGGTCAGGTACTTCTGCGTCCACCACCGGCGGTGTGCCTGGCGGCGCTGCTGCTTCGCGTTCGATCTGCTCTTGCAGTCGCGGCGCTTGCAGCGCGGCACTGGCCTGCCAGGACGGTCCGTAGAGCGGCTCAGTCGTGTCATGGTGCTGTGTCCAGTCACCGTCCTTCGTCTGGCCCCAGTACGCAAATTGTGTTTTATTCCGGTCGGTCCACCACCAATTTCCCAGCTTCTGCTCCGGTATCCCCATGCCAGGAAAACCAGCATTGTGCAGATTCTCAGCCTTGAGCCCGATGTCATAGGGGCGGCTGGGCCGCCACGGATTCTTCCCCGCTTGCGCCTGCCCTTCCCTGAGCATCCTGTCCACGTCCGCAGAAGTCAGCGCCATCAGTTACCTCCAAAAATCATCGTCGCAAAACTGCTACAGGCGGGGCAGTCACACACACCATCATGCTTGTGCCCGCAACGACGTAGGTACTTGTCTAAGCCCTCGCCGTCCAGCTTCTTCAAAAACGTCGCCATTCGTTGCTTCCGCAAGCGTACATCGAATAGCGGTCGCATATCCGACACCATCTCGGCCGCAACCTCACGGATGTCGAGAATCATGTCATCCCAGAGAGAGTCCAGCTCAGGCATTCACGTTCGCTCCCGTGGTCGGTCCCACAATGGGCCGCCCGGCATTGCCTTGCCCCGGCACGGCTTGCGCCATCGTGCTCTGGAGCTGGCGCTGGATGTTCGTCTCGTTGAAGGCCTGATCCTCGCCCGCCTGCACGCCCTGGGTGACGGAGTCGAGCATCCGGTCTTCCATCGTGTTCATTTCGGCCTCAGCCTGCATCTCTTGCAAGGCGATGTTCAACTCGTTCGCCGCGTGCTGGGCTAGCACCTGCATGACCGCTGGGGAGAATTTCGCCGCTTCCAACTGTTTGCGCCGCAACATGTCCTTCGGATCGATACCGGGCTGATCGGCCAGCGCCCACTCCATCGTGGGACCCGGACCGGGGGCTTGCGACAGCTGGATGCGGGTGACGAGGCGCTGGAAGTCAATCTGCTCTTGGCCGGGGGCGAGCAGCGTAATGTTGTGGTCGTAGAAGCCGTCGAGGTCGGCCCCCTTGACGGTGCGGCTGCCCCGCTCCTGCACGAGCGTCGGCGTCTGGAAGGCCACCGTGGTCGTGAGGTGGTGCTTCTCGATATAGCGTTGCAGCATCCAGCCGAGGCCGATGTCCATGCCGATGAAGGCTTCGGACGCCTCGCCAAACGTGAGGCGCGCTTGTTGGAGGCGGCTCTCGAACTCCATCCCCGAGGAGATCGTACGTTCGGACTGGCCTTGCAAGACCTGGGACCCGGCGAAGCGATCCATCCAGCTCTGGTGCCGCGCGATGCCGCTCCAGACATTGGGATCGATCGGCGGGCGCGGTCGCCACTGAATGTCTTCGTTGGTCTGCCCGTCCTGCGTCACCGGGGTGAGCGTGCCCGCCTCGACGGTGAACTCTTCCTCTTCCATGTTGATGGCGAGGCCGAAGGGGAAGATCGATTGCTTGATCGCTTCCCAGAGCGAGGTGTCCATCCGCACGGCGTGGCTCATCACGTTGTGGATCGGCTTGAGCAGGGAGCGCGACTCCAGGGCGAAGCGGTCGTGAATCCCCGGCAGCCCCATCCCCATGTCGTCGCTCTGCTCGTCCTTCTGGGCGCTGAGGCCCAAACCGTTGAAGCCGAAGACGTAGGGCAGGAACCCGAAGTCGTTGGGGATCTGCACCATCTCGTTGCCGACGACAAAGATGAAGGCGTCCTTGTCGATGTACTGCGTCACCCCCACCAGCCGGGTGGGGGACTCCCCGGAAAACTCGGCCAGTTGCAGGGGTTCGTGCAGGTCCGACTCGTGTCCCCACGTTTCCCAGACTTCAGCCAGGGTGGTGTCGAACTCGCGGATGATGAACTGTTTGTCGCGCGCCCGGGGGTCGGGCAGCACCGTCCAGGGATCGTGCGCGACGATGTCAAAGCCAAAGCCGGTGCGTTCGTGTTGTTCCCGATCGAAGGTCAGTTCCTTGATCGCCATGCCGCGCAAGCCGAGGAACTTCGCCGTGTCGCGGTCCGGCCGAATCCCTTCGGTGTTGCGGTTGGTGCGCTCGTGGAAAAAGCCCAAGAGTTCGCCGCGTAAGGTGGCGAACTGGACCGCCTTGTCTTCCCCGGACTTTTCCACCTGCCGGGGATTGACGTAGGGCACCACCCGCCGTGACGAGTTGACCATGTGGTCGGTGAACGAGTTGATGTACGTTTCCGCGAACGGCAAGACCACGGGATCGAGTTTGTCGGTCTGCTCAAAGTTGGGGAACAGATCAGACAGCTCGATCGCCTGGTCGTACCACAGTTGATCGCGCGCAAACTCACTGAAGCGACTCGCATAGGTATCGTTGCGGAGCGTCTGCGCGATATCGCGAATCTCATCCAGGGTCAGATCAGACATAGGCCATCACCTTCCGGGTGCCTTCCCGGCGCGCACGCACGGCAGACCCGGCCCCGAGTTGTTTGCTGAGCAATGCAGCCGACACCACCCAGTCATCATGATACCCGCGTGGGGCATCATAGCCATAGGCCCCGTATTGATTACGATGCTCCGTGCGTTGGTAGACTTCCATCTCATCGTTGAGTTGGGGGATGGCGGGGGCGCTGATCAGTTCGCGTTCCAAGGCCCGGCGAAACTCTTCGATCAACGTGGCTTTGCCGCGCCCACTCATCTCATACGGGGCGAGGCGACACTGCAAGTTGGCGAGGTCCGTCGCCCAGTAGATGCCTGCCACGGTGCCATCGAGCAAGCCATGTGCGTTGCCGTAGCGATGCAAGTCTTCCGCGACGAGCTTTTGCTGCAAGTGGGGTTCGATGCGGGGATAGGCGCGGGCGAACACGATCTGGCGGTTACGTTCGTCCCCGATCGTGAGCACGGTGAAGTCATCCCCGCCGGAGGCGACGTCCAACCCTGCGCCGTAGATCCCTGATCCCTCATCCGGCTCCTTGAAGGCGAGGCCGTGGTCGAAGAACCGTTCGCGGTACTCAGCCGGGAAGACCGCGCCGGAGAGGGTGGGGAACTCGGCGGCGTAGCGCGCGCTCCAGAGTTCGTCGCCCAGCACCTCGCGGTCGCGTTCGATCTGGACCCGGTCTTGCCAGGGGACTGCCCAGGAGGGGGCGGCGGAGGCGTAGAACTCCACATCGGTGGGGTCCACCCCGCGCTTGTTGAAGAGATACCACCACGTCGTCCCGTGGTGATCGTTCTCCGCCACGCCGGTCGCGAACATCTTGCCTTGGCGGGTTTGGAGGGCGGGCAGCATGTTGGTGATCGCCGTGTCGGGGATCTGCTGCGCCTCATCCAGGCGGGCGCGGGAGAGGGGGTCGCCGACCCAGGTCCCGGCGTTTTCGCCGGTCTTCCGCAGGATGCGAATCGGCCACTTGTTCTGGAACGTCCCGGCGTCGATCGTGATCACGCCGTCGTTTTTATTCTCGTGAAAGTGCTGTTTGAGGGTGTCATCGAGTTGGTCGACGTGGGCGATGAAGCGGCCCCAGATTTTGTCGGCGTTGGTTTTCTCATCGGCCCCGACCCAGATCAGGGGGCTGCCGTGTTCGTCGTCGGGCAGCCAGACGTCGTCCCACAGGCCTGCTTCTTGCGCGGTGGTCTTCCCGGCCTGACGGCCCACCCGTTTGGTGACGAAGCGCACCACGGGGTCGTGTTGCAGTTGGTGCATGTCGAGGAAGATATCGACCGGGATGTAGACCTGGCCTTGATCGATCAGGGTGGCGAGTTCGGGGTGGGTGTCGCGCAGGCCGTCGGCGATGTCGTGTCGCCATTGGGCTTGAGGGTAGTCCAGCGCGTACCAGATCGCGGGACCGCTGAAGTCAGACATCGTCGACCACAGCCGCCTCGATCACGGTGCCCGTTTCGAGGACGGGGACGCTGACCTGTCCTTTGAGGGCCTCCATGACGGATTCGAGTCGACTGCCGATTTCGACCTCGTGGGTTTCCTTCGGTTTGCCGTAGCCGTGCTGGAGGGCGAGTTCGACGATCTTGGCGTTGGGTTTGCGGCCGACGAGTTGGCGAATCTTCTTCCCGTCGGCGTCCGTCTGCCATTCGTAGATGGGGTCGCCCTTCAACCCTTCATCGACGGCACGCAAGACTTGCGGCAGGCGTGACTGCATCGCTTTGTGCATCGTGGCCTGATCAAAGTGATCGCCATTGGGCAGAATGATGGGGTAGGCCGGATCGGGGTCGGGCAACCGATCGGGAGCGCGGTCTTCAGAAATGCCTGCGGCCATGACGACCTCCCGCACGGTGTTATTGAGGGCGCGCCACCCATTCTTCCGTGCGTAGGCGTAACGCCGCGCCGATCGTGATCCGCGAAACCGTCGCGTGGTCCCTCGGGGATGCGCGGCATGCCAGCGGCCGGTCGCCGACTCGGATGTTCCCACACGAGTCATCGCCGCCCCTTTCCCCGCAGGACGTAGGTTGAGCCTACTTGAATCATCCCTGAAGTTCTATTGGCGCTTCCGTTTCTTTTTTTTCTGCTGCATGCCCTTCCGCTTCTTCGCATAGGCTTTCGCGGCCTTCTTGCCGCGTTTGGTATAGGCAAACTTCCGTCGTCCCACTTGTGGCATTAGCGCGCCCCCTTCTTGCGATTCGTCTTGCGTGACACCGCCCGGAGATTCTTCCGTGCGTTGGTCCCGCCCTTGCTCAACGGCTTACGATGATCCACCTCTTTGGGATTGCCCGGCTTCAACTTCAACACCCGCCGCGCCTTGTTGCGCGTGCTGCGCTTCCTCCGCTGCGACGGCTTCCCGTGGTACGTCCGGTATTCTTTCTTGTAATCCCGTGCCATGCACACACCCCCAAACGCTGCAAGCGTACCCAGAATCCCCAAAATACAACAGACCCCGGTTGCACGGTTGCAACCAATCCCCCGGGCCTACCACACCCCCTCCCCTC